ATTATTTGGACTTTTCAATTTACTGCTAAATCATATATTTACGGTCCCTTTAATCAGGCTGACGTTATTCGTAAGGCCATTATTTACGAAACTGTTGGTGATCTTGAGCAAAGCAAGCGTAACGCCAGGTTTACTTATACTCCAGAAGCATTACAAGATTATAATCAAGATGGAATAATTAATCAAGCAGATAATGCTTTTGTAACTCCAGACGATGATTTTGGATTTAATGGAACTATTGACCTACTATGAACGAATTTGAAAAAAACATGGAACAATTATTTGACATTGAAGTTGAGACTGAGATTGTTGAAGTTGAAAAAAAGCTTCCTATTAAAAAAGAAGATCCAGAAAAAGATTATGAATACACTAGAGGCCAGCTATATGACCTCATAGAAAAGGGCCAGGAGGCCGTACAAGGGGCCTTAGAGGTTGCTCAGGAGTCAGGGCACCCCAGAGCGTATGAGGTCGCTGTGAACGCTATGAAGCAGGTCTCAGACATGACTGATAAATTAATTGATCTTCAGAAGAAAATGAAGGATCTTGATGCTCCTATAAAAGGCAAAGGACCTACCACAGTTAACAACACGATGTTTGTTGGTAGCACTGCTGATCTTCAAAAGATGATCAAAGAGATGGGCAAGAACATGGCTGGAGAATAAATACCAAATAAAAGGATAATACAATGAGAATTAAAATACTCGGAACTGCTGTAACTCTTTCAACTACCCCAAGCGTCATTAGTTCAAAAGCAATTGATGTGCTATTGGTTCACGATGCTGGCGGAAATGCTGGTAGAACTATTACTCTTTACGAAAATGATGGTACTACAGTAGTTGGATCTTTTTATTCCAATCCAGGAACAGAACTTGTTATCAATAAAAAAGCAGGACAGAAGTTAGCAGTAGACACTGGTTCGGATGTTCGTGTTACTCCAGTAGGATACATATCATGAAAACTTTTAAACAACTTAAAGAATCTTTGACAGAAAACCACATTGATGTAGCAATGGGTAGAGAACTTGATGATGAAGGAGCAATGATTATGAATCAGATTGAAGAAATTAAGCATTGCTGTGATCGTCTCAAAGCATCTATTCAATCACCAACAATGCAGGTTCCTGCATGGGTTCAATCTAAAGTAACACTTGCCGCCGACTATATGGATACCGTTGCTTCCTATATGGACAACAAACACGAAGGGTGAGGATTTCTTAACAAAACTTTGGTAACTATTGTTACGCCATAAACACTGTGTCCTAAATATAATATTAACCGTCTAGAGGTGAGAATATGGATACCAAAACATGTCCCAAATGTGGGGCACAGTGGATCGGCGGGCAGCATTTTTGGACTGGCACAAACAAGAAAGGTGACGAATCAGAACTTGCTTCTTTAGTTTGTGACAAGTTTGGGGATGATACATGTATCAATCCTTGTAAAGGAACCACTGATGGTAAAGGGTGGGAAAACAGATTAAATAATATGGATGCTATTGATAAAGATATACAGAGGACTTTGAATGAGTAGTGATCAGATTTATTTGGGGAACCCGCTACTAAAAAAAGCGAACGTTCCCCATAATTGGACAAAAGAAGAAATTGCTGAGTACATCAAGTGTAAGGAAGATCCTGTATATTTCGCCCTCAACTATGTAAAAATTGTTCAGGTTGACGAGGGTTTAATCCCTTTTAGGATGTATGACTTTCAAAAAGAACTCGTCAAAAAATTTCATTACAATAGATTTAATATTGCCAAGCTTCCAAGACAGACAGGAAAATCAACCGTTGTGGTTTCCTATCTTCTTCACTATGCCTTGTTCAATGATAGTTCTAACATTGGTATTCTAGCAAACAAAGCATCTACCGCTAGAGACCTATTGGGAAGATTACAGACAGCATACGAGAATCTTCCCAAGTGGTTACAGCAGGGTGTCCTTTCGTGGAACAAAGGTTCTATGGAACTAGAGAATGGTTCCAAAATTATGGCGGCATCAACCTCAGCATCTGCCGTCCGAGGAATGTCATTCAACATCATCTTCTTGGACGAATTTGCTTTCGTTCCAAACCATATTGCTGACGACTTTTTCTCGTCTGTATATCCTACTATTTCATCTGGTCAGAAAACAAAAGTTATTATTATTTCTACCCCATATGGTATGAACCACTTCTACAAGTTGTGGGTAGATGCTCAGAACAAACGTAATAATTATATCTGGACAGAAGTTCACTGGTCAGAAGTTCCTGGTCGTGATGCCAAGTGGAAAGAAGAAACAATCAAGAACACATCTGAACGTCAGTTCACTCAGGAATTTGAGTGTGAATTTTTAGGATCGGTTGATACACTTATCTCGGCATCTAAACTTAGATCACTTGTATTTGATACTCCAATCAGTTCAAACAAAGGATTGGACATTTACGAAAAACCAAACGAGAACTCAGAATACATTATTACTGCCGACGTTAGTAGAGGTATTGGTGGCGACTATTCTGCTTTTATTGTTTTTGATATTACAACAGTTCCATATAAAATTGTAGCCAAATACAGAAATAACGAGATTAAACCAATGCTTTTCCCCAACGTTATTAATGACGTTGCTAGAGCATATAATAATGCTTATGTGTTATGTGAGGTTAATGACGTTGGTGATCAAGTAGCATCGATTCTTAACTACGATCTAGAATATCCAAACGTTCTGATGTGTTCTATGAAAGGTAGAGCGGGGCAGATTGTTGGTCAAGGTTTTTCTGGCAACAAGACTCAGCTTGGTTTAAAGATGTCGATTACCGTAAAGAAGGTTGGATGTCAGAATTTAAAGCAGATGATCGAGGACGACAAGCTATTGTTTAGAGACTACGAGATCATATCTGAGCTTACCACATTTATCCAGAAAAAGCAATCCTTTGAAGCTGATGATGGATTCCACGATGACCTTGTAATGTGTTTGGTTATTTTTGCTTGGCTTGCTGTCCAAGATTACTTTAAAGAAATGACGGACAACGATGTTCGTAAAAGAATTTACGAAGAGCAGAAAAATCAAATTGAACAAGATATGTCCCCATTTGGTTTTATTGTAACTGGTCTAGAAGGTGATGAAGGATTTGTAGAAGATGGGGCTATTTGGTACGGCGATACTCAAGAAGATGTTTCATACATGTGGAACTACTGATTTTCATAAATAATTTTAGATTTAAATGGATACAACCGAGAGGAGAATAAAATGGCAAGTCAAGTCTCGCCTGGTATTGTAATTAAGGAGCGTGACCTATCAAATGCTGTAATCACTGGTGCTCAACAGATTACTGCTGCATTTGCTTCAACATTTCAAAAAGGACCTATTAATCAAATCGTAAACATCAGCAGCCAAAAGCAGCTAATTGATGTTTTCGGCAAACCTGCTGATGCTAATGCCGAAGACTGGTATGTAGCTTCCGAGTTTTTAAACTACGGAGGAAGACTAGCAGTTGTTCGTGCTGCTACTACAGTACTAAACGCTACCACTGGTTCAGCTGGCGTACTTGTAAGAAACGATCTTGATTGGGAATCTGGCACAGGATCTTCAGAAATTTTTGTTGCTAGAACTGCTGGTTCGTGGGGTAATTCCATCAAAGTTGTTGTAGTTGATAGAGGCGCTGATCAAATTATCACTTTAGCTGAAGTTCCTGATACAGTTCCTACCCAAGGAGCTAACGTAACTTTCAACGTAAGCGGTTCGACTAAGACTGCTGAAGTTGTTGCTTGGGATGGTACTGCCAAGAAATTAACGGTTGTATTAGATGATCCAACAACTCTTATCACTACTTCAGATACTCTTGAAGATGGAGCAACTGATGTTTCAATCACTGCTGTTAGTGATTGGTATTCTAACACAGAAATTGGTTCTACTGGATTAAAGCTTTCTGCCATTGGTCCTCGCCCAGGAACTTCAAATTATGCTGCTAGCAGAGGCATCAAATACGATGAACTTCACGTAGCTGTAATTGATACTACTGGAAACATCTCTGGTTCCGCCAATACAATTTTAGAAAGATTTACTTATCTTTCCAAACTTGTTGATGGTAAGAGCACCGAAGGTGGTAACACTTATTACAAAACTGTAATTAATGAAGCGTCCGCTTATATTTACAGTGGCACAAATCCAGCAGCAACAACCAATCCTTCAACTGCTGGTGCTGGAGAAGCATGGGGTCAACTATCAACAGCTTTAACTTCTGGAGATTTGTTTGCTCTCTGTGGAAATTTCTCAGATGATCTAGCTTTTGGTTCTGATGATTATTCTTACGACAATGGACAAATTGGAAATGCTTATGATCTTTTCCTAGATACAGAAGAATCAGTAATTGATTTTGTTCTTATGGGCGGTTCAATGGCTCTAGAGTCAGAAACCAAAGCAAAAGCAAGTAAAGTTCTTTCGATTGCTGCTTCTAGAAAAGATTGTATTGCTTTTGTTTCTCCTCACAAGGGAAATCAAGTTGGAACCAGTGGTGCTTTAACAACTTCCCAACAGAAAATCAATACCATTAATTTCTTTAATGGTCTAGCTTCAACATCATACGGCGTATTTGATAGTGGTTATAAGTATTTCTATGACCGTTTCAATGACAAGTATCGTTACATCCCATGTAACGGAGACGTTGCTGGTCTATGTGTAGCTACTTCATCTACTCTAGATGATTGGTACTCACCTGCTGGAGTAAACAGAGGTTCATTACGTAACGCTGTTAAACTAGCATACAACCCAAACAAAGCTGATAGAGATGAGCTTTACCAGGCAAGAATCAATCCTATTGTTTCTTTCCCTGGCTCTGGCGTAACTCTATTTGGCGATAAAACTGCTCTTGCTTCCCCAAGTGCTTTTGATAGAATTAACGTTCGTCGTTTGTTCCTCAATGTCCAGAAGAGAGCAGAAGGACTTGCCAAGCAAGTTCTATTCGAACAGAATGATGAAACCACAAGAGCTGGTTTTGCCAGTGCTCTAAATTCTTACATGAGTGAGATTCAAGCAAGAAGAGGTGTAACCGACTTCCTGGTTGTTTGTGATGAATCAAACAATACCCCAGATGTTATTGATAGAAATGAGTTTGTTGCCGAAATTTACATCAAGCCTACTCGTTCTATTAACTACATCACTGTAACCTTAACGGCTACTAAGACTGGTGTTTCGTTTGCTGAAGTAGTTGGTCGCTGATTAATCACAAACAAAACAACGAGGTAAAAAACAATGGCAACAAGAATTAACGATTTTATCCAAAGAATTGGGCAAGGCACTAAGCCTAATATGTTCGCCATCGACATTGTATGGCCAACAGATCTAGGAGCAGGAAACCCTTCTGCTACTGGAG